GATTTTCCGTAAGTGGGCCGCAATCACAACGCTATCAGGTGCGCTCGAAAAGCGCGTCTGGACGATGACCAAAGCAGGTCCACAGTTCGCAAATCTCTACGTGATGCTTGTCGCCCCTCCGGGTGTGGGCAAATCACAGGCAATCAATCCTGCAGAGCAGTTGCTGAAGTCCACAAAGAAATACAACATCGCACCAAACAGCGTGACCGCTGCGAGCTTCATTGATGCACTTGTCAAGGCGCATAGGACTGTGCTTCTCCCTGACAACAAACTTCTACAATACCATCACATCTTTGTGTTCGCTGCAGAACTCGGAGTCTTTCTAAACACTCACGATTTAAACTTTCTTTCAATCATTAACGAACTATTCGACCACAAAGACTCCTACCGAGAAGAACGCAGACATTCGCTCAAAGACCCTATCGACATTCCAAAGCCCATGACAACTCTTCTTGTGGGATCACAGCCGGGATTTCTTGCCACCTTGCTCCCCGACGCTGCATGGACGATGGGTTGGACCTCACGAATGCTGATGGTGTATTCGTCCACTGCCCCCGATGTTCCGCTCTTTGGCGAATACAAAAACCAAGACAAGATCATGTCGGGACTTGTGAAAAAGCTCGATGAAGTCGCAGATTATTATGGTGAAATGAAATGGGATCAATCCGCGATTGCGGAGATGGAACGCTGGCGTAAAGACAAATGGGCCCCGGTTCCTGACCATCCAAAACTCGCAAACTATCTTCCACGTCGCGGGACGATCTTCATGGTCAAGCTCGCAATGGTCGCCGCAATGTCAAGAGGTGAGACGCTTGCCATTAGGTTGCAGGATGTTGAGAGGGCAAGAGGTTGGTTGTTAGAAATCGAGGCTTTGATGCCTTGCATTTTCCGCGACATGATTATGCGCTCAGACGATCAAGTCATCGAAGAAGTGTTCCAGTATTCTTTCGAGATTTACCTAAAGCACAGGACGCCTCTCGCATCTGCCCAGATCCTGCGCTTTCTTGCCCAACGCACACCAGCCGAAAAGGCCGAACGCATTTTGTCCTTAATGGAAAAGTCCGGCATCTTCGAGCGTGTAGCAGGCACGGAGACATACATCCCTCGCGCCCGCAATATGCACGGCCTTGCTTAGACCCACTCTATACTGAGTCTCGAATGGGCCTAATATTTAATGCAATACAAAACTGAATAGTTCTGCGGTCTTGTTTCTGTGCCGCCCGTTGTTGAGTTCGCAACTGTTGTGGTGATATTGGCAGTGCCTGAGCCGGTTGTTGCGGAATATTGTGAAGGCGTTTGTCCACCTAAACCGCCCGCTGCTGCACCAGATGCTGATGATGTAGCGGTATAACCGTGCGTATGGCCGGAGTCGGTCGATGTTGCAGGATGGTTATGGTTTAAATACGTGTCAGCTTGATACCCAGTCGTGCCGATTGTTCCGCCGATGGCTGTGGGATATGTCGCATTTGTGCCAGTGCCGCGAACAAACATACCGCGAAGATCGGGGAGATTATAAGTTGTCGCGCCGTCACCGTTTCCCCACGCCGTTCCGATGTTCGAAAACAAAACTGCATAAGTAGAACGTGAAATGGCAGAACCGTCTGCGGCAAGCCATCCGGCAGGGCAACTTCCCATTGCATAAGAGGCAACCTGACCCGGAGGTGTTGAAACAGCTATATTGTTAGTGACAAGCTGAAATTGACCTGTTGTGGAATAATACGTCACACCGATGACGTTTCCAGAAACAACTTCACTTCCTGTCAAGATCGCTGTGCCGCCAGCCGTTGGCTTCACGACAGAAATTGGTGAGCCGCCATTGACAGAAAGCGTCAACGCCCCGGAGTTCGTTGCCCCTGCGACAAAGTAAAAGGTTTGGCCGTCGGTGCTGGAAAAGCCCGAAACCGTTACGGTCTGGGCGTTTGCTGTGCCGCCACTTACCGAGCCCCAGCCTAACGTCGAGGTGCTTGCAGCATCGCCTGTTTCTTTTGTCCAGATCGTGTTGCCGTTAAGGTCTTTGAGAACTTGGCAATAAGAACCTGACCCAAAGATTGTCGCACGACCAGCACTATCAAGCACAATAGGATTTGTGTTGAGAATTGTCTGGCCTGAGTTCGACCAAGTATTTTTCAAAACCGTGCAGGCAGGATAGTTTGAGTAAAATGTAACCGTGCCTCCAGCATAAGGCTTACCGTTTCCATCAACGAATTGTTGTTGGCCGTTAGGCAAAAGCGTGGCTGCATTCAAACTTGTGCTTGACAGTAAGAGGGCAAGAAGCCCCGCTGTTACCTTTTTCATAGTGGTGGTTCCTCATAATTTTCTAGCAAATTCTGTCTGCGTTTATCTTCTCGGCCATAAGTAAGACCAAAACTTGTAAGCCCTTTTCGAGTCCCAGTTTGAAAACTTTTCCCCGATCCTTGTGTAACTAATCTGCTTACCATTCCTTGTTTTAAGAAGTAATCACGCAGTGCAGGATAAACTTTTGCAACCGCTGTGCCTCCCATACCTAATCCTGACAGGAACATCAAAGTTTCTGGAGGAGGTAGATTTCCGGTAAATAGGGACACTATTTTTTCTGGCCCAAACTTTTCAAGAAGAGCCGTTCCCAAACTTCCTACACCAACAAGACCAGCTCCTTTAGCGAAGGTGCTTTTCTCTGGACTAAGGGCAGGTAAAATAGGAACTCCATTTTTATCAATTGCGGGAATTTTCTCACTTATTGTGGCAAGATCGCCCATTAGCCCTTTTGCCTTTACGCGACTTGCCGCAGCTTTTAATACAGCTGGATTTATCTTATCTGCTGTTCCAGATTTACTAGCAGCGTCAAAGGCTATAAGAGCGTTTTTGTATTCTTGTCTTGCATTTTGCCATTCTTTTGAAAGTGTCGGATCTGCATCAGCAAGAAAATCATTAACAATACTTTTCATCCGAGTATTGTAATATTTTAAAATAGAGTTTGTTGAAGGATTAAGGTTTTTATCAATTGTTCCATTTTTCTGTGTAAGATTTTGTATAGTTTTTCCCGATACAGTTGGATTAGTCATTTCATTGTATAAAAGATATAAAGTTCTATTCAATTTATTTTGTTCAGCGGGATCAACATGCTGTGCTATTTCTTGACCTAGTGTGACAATATTTGCCATTAAATTATTTGTAGCAACTGGATGTCTTGCAGGGTCGATAGAAATTGTGGTTGATAAATTTTCTAGTTTTTGAGCAATTTTATCAATGGTTTTACTAATCTCAGTTGTATTCATAGCTTTTGCAATAAATCTACCAAATTTAGGATCATAAGTGCCGTGGTCAAAGGTCTGTCCTAATGCGTCGTTAAGTCTTGAGACTTGTTCTTTTGCTAAATTTTCATTGACAAGGCGCTCTCCAATTTTTTGAGCCCCTCTAGTTTCAGCAACTTGCCAAGGTAAAATAGGAATACCTAACTTTTGTGCCTGAGTTGCCGCTGCCCGTGAACTTGCAGATATTGCAGGATTAACAGTATTCTCAAAAAATGAACCAGCGCCACGTAATAAAGGATTAGCAGCAGCTCCTATTGTTCCGCCCAAAGCCATTTGTTCCCACGCAGGAATGTCTGGAGCTAAGTTTTGATTAACAAAAGCCTGTGTTGCCCCTCCGGCAGCACCAACTGCAGGTCTTGCTCCCATTCGAACGGCAGCTTGCCCAAGTCCCGGCAGTCTTTCAAATTCTCCACGGATATTTTTTGCCATGCCCGGATGTTCAAGAAATTCAGTAGCTTTTTCGATTACAGGTAATGCTGGTCGAAGTGCGGGAGCATAAGCTGCGATCTTTGGTAAAGCCGCAATTGCTCCTCCACCAACTGCTGCTTGCGTAAGGCCACCTAGAAGATTTGCACCAACAGAAGCAACTGGATTACGAAGTTCATAACCACGACGCCATTCTTGAATTTGAGCATTTGATGGACCACCAACTGCTCCACTTACATATGGCACCAGACCAGCTGTTACAGCATTGCCGTATTCAAGACCAAAGCCCCAAGGACCTTGCTCTGGCGGCGGCTTTAGAACAGGAATTTCACCTTGAGGTTGGGTATGTAATCGTGTTTCTGCAAGGTGTTCTGGAGATGTAATATCAAGATTTGATGGAGGTTCTGCTTCCCAACTCGGCACATATCTTTGGCCAAAACTTTTTGGAGCAGTTTCATCAGTTTGAGTTTGTTGTTCCCAACTCGGAACATAGCGTTCCCCAAAACTTTTTTGTGCAGCTTGTGCGTATTGTGGCCCCATCTCTTGAGGAGCTTCGCCACCAAAAACTTTACTTACATATTGCCCGACAGGCATATTAATGTCATGCGCGCCCGCTGCTTGGGCTTCAGCAAGAGGTCTGCCGGAAAACCAGACAGAAGCTGCATCCTGTAAATTTCCATATTTGCGGTAAGAATTTAGAGTTTGGTTTTCGAAAACTTTTTCTTGCGCTTCTGGAGAATGAAGAAATTCAAAAGGAGTTAAAGGGCGACCAAGGGCTTGCTCAGTCCACTCAGGAATGTTTGCGCCCATAACTTGATATTTGCCATAGGCACGATCCACCTTTCCACCCTTACGGGGGATTTCTTTTCCAAGAGCATTATAATCGTCGCCGCTTTCAACTCTTGCCATCCGAGCTTTATATTCCGGGAGCAAGCCTTGAAGCACATTTGGATTATAGTCTACACTATATCTCCGCGCCATTTACTTGCCCTCCGAAATGCTGCCTTCAAATTTATACATGCTAGGATGTTTTTCTAAAAAGTTATTCCACTCATTTTCAGTATTTACTCGATTATAATCTTTACCACGATGTTCTTGGTGATATTGCTGTAAAAATCTGCGGTGTTCTATTGCAAGACGATTTAGTTTTTCCATGTAATCCGTAATTTTAACTAAACCATCTTTTGTGGTTCGCAATGTTGCAAGTGATTGCTGGAACTTATTAAATTCCCCTTGCGTCACACGGCCACCAACCGCTTGTTGAGCAGAGATCACATTCGACAATGTAAAGCCTTTGTCTATTGCTTCCATTGCTCCGATTACATTTTTAGCCTCATCTAAGGTTTTCGTGCCTGTAACTTTTCGTGCTGCACCTAAAGGATCGCCAGTTGCTAATGCCAATTTTGCAGCTTCAAGTTGGACAGGGGCAGTTGTTCCTAAACGATCTCCTACAATGTCAATCTTTTTACGAAGGTCTGTGAATTGTGTTTGGCTTGCTTCCGCTTGAGTAGCCTTTTCAGCAATTTCTTTCCGATGCTCTGCATAATCAGCATATGTTTGTTTTTCGAATTCTGCTTCTTCCGGCGCTCGTGCGGTAATTGGAGCATACATTCGTGAGGTGGCAGGAGCCCCAGAGGGTTGAGGCTCCTGCCCAGCCACATCAGCAGCGGGAGGAGCCGACCCGCCCTGCGCAGCATTCGAGAATTGATTACGCATAATTTGCGGAACACGGCCTTCCACTTGATAAGCAGGTGGAGAAATTGTTGCACCAGTTCTTGGATCGATAACAGTTGTTGGCTCAAGATAGTTCTTAATCAACATGTTATTCTTTTCGAGCATTTCATTACCAACTCTTGAACTTTGAATACCTTGTCTCAAAATGTCAGTAATGTTTTCTCCGTTTTTAATTCGAGCATTTAAGTTTATAAGTGCTTGCCCTTTCTGGTTAGCATTCAACAAACCAGCCATGCCTTGCTCTACTACCCATCCAGATGCCATTTCTTTCTGTTCTTCTGGAGATAATTTTGTCGCACCAGTTTTTTGCATTTTATCTGCAATTTTAGAATAAACTCCCATTGCAACAAGACCCGCATTTTCTAATCTTTTTGACTGAGCCTCATTTGCAGCAAGTTGAGTTTTTGCTTCAATTTCTCTATTTTCAAGACCAGTTTTAATAAGGTCCGGCATAATCATCGCAACTCTTGGATCGGCTGACCAATGCGCCATAGCTCCGTGCCAATCTGGATCACCTGTTTCCGGGTCAAGATGGTGTTGTAGAATTTCACCCGCAGCTTGCTTTGCAGCAAAAATCTGTTGTTGCTGCTGCATTGCTTGATTACGCTGCGCCAAACCCTGCATCTGCGACATCATTTCCAAAGGATTACTTTCTGTAAACCTTGGGCCTTCTGGAGCCTGTGGATATGGAATTTCGCCAGCCATCTTAAAGTCCCTTTAGTAAACAGAGCCGCTTGCGGTCATCTGAGGCCCATAACCCATTCCGCTGCTACCAGAAAGTGCATTTCCAAACTCCAACGGCCCTTTGTAACCAGCTGCTCCAAAGATTGCCGCAGGTAATCCAAATGCCGCGCTACTATAATTGTTCGCGCCCGCACCTGTCCCGGCATTTTGACCATAAATTTGCGCCATCATTGGAACAGATGATGCAGAACTAATGCCTGAGCTAATTCCACCGTAAAGGGCGTTTGTGCCTCCAGCTTGCGCATTTGCTGCACCCATCACACCTTGGCCCATCGCTGTGCCTGCGCCCATCATGGCATTACCAATTTCACCACCAGTGCCAACCGCCAATTGACCTAATGTTCCTGCAGCGCCCGCACCGATCTGGGATGGTCCCAAGAGCATGTTGTAGGCTTGCTGATTTTGGGCCATGTAGTTTTGCAATTGCTGCTGGAATGTTTGTGACGCAAGACCTGTGGCAGTTTGGCCAATTTGCTGCACAAGATTTCCAGATGTGCCGAGGCCCTGTGCTGCACCGGCATTTGTCATGGCACCAAGGGTTTGCTGTTTCGCCCATTGATAACCGGGGGTTTGTTCAAGTTGCGCTTGAGTAGGCTGGAAGGTCGAAAGTAAATTCGCGCCGCCACCACCAACGCCAGCAGTTTTTGCGCCAGTGCCTGTAGTGTATTGCTGCATCAAATCCATAGATTTTTGACCAGCTTGAACGTAAGGGTTCAAAGCAGATTGTGCTTGATTAAAATATTGGGCGTAATTGTTTTGAGCCTGACCTGCCGCAATCGCCTGCCAAAGTGCGGCATTTTGGGCACCTCCGGCTTGAATTGCAGATGCCTGCTGTCCCCCAAATCCTTTTAGGAGATTGCCCGCCAGCATACCGCCGCCCATCATGGCTAAAGTTACGGGGTCCATATTAATCTCCTAAATGTCAAATCCGGCCTACACATCATAATACTTAACTCCCCGAAGGGATAGGGGTTTCGGGAGAAGTTGTTGGAGCAACGGGCTGAATAACTATCGGAATAGCAATGGGTTTTGGCTGAGCCGCAGCGATTTCTTCTGGGGTCTTCGGCACGATAGTCATAGTCGCCATATCGACCTTAAAACTTTTATAATCGAACTTACGCTCGACTTCGATAATCTTTTCACCCGCAGCCTTCCGCATCTCAAAAAACACTTCATGCTCATGGGTGAAGGAGTCGATGTTCCCTTGGTCATCGTAGTGAATAAACATTTTGTTGGTCATCTTGAAAGCTCCCAAGCCAACACGCTAACCGGCCCGCCTACATTTGTAGAACAGGTTATGGCCAAAGCAGTGTCGGTATTTTGAACTGTATAATTGGTTTGAAGTGTTCGGGGATAAACCGCGACAGTTGTTACAGGGGCATAATTATAAACTTGATAATGGTTGCTGGTATCGCCGTAATATGAACCACCATAGACGGGGTTCACTCCCGGAGCCAAACCCATCGCTGTAAAGTAAATGCCCGGAATTGTGCCGGAGTCGATGGGCGTTCCGTTGACAGAAATTGTGATGGTGCCGGAACTTGTTGCAGCCGTTCCATCATACGTCCCAAGAATACAGACAATCGAGTTCTCTACTGGCACAAGATTGATCGTCGCAGAAGAACCACTTGACGACTGCCCGCCAGCATACGAAACAGAATTTAATGCGATGTTTGGAGTCGTAACCGCCCCGATACTGATGTGCTGAGTAACGATTGAGTTCGCATAAATTTTATCCGTAACAATCGCGCCAGCTGCAATCAAATTCGACGTGATGGCATTGGCCAAAATCTTTGAAGTCGTGATTGAATTGTCAGAAATTTTTGTCGCAGTAATAACATTATCTGGAAGTTTGTCAGTCGAAACCGATCCATCTGCGAGTTTTGTGGTAAGAACCGCGCCGTCAGCAAGATCATAAGACGTGATGTTTCCGGGCTCAGCCAAAGCGGCCATTAACAATTGGAATTGCCGTGTAGGCTTTCCATTTTCATCAATTAGCTGTGTTGTAGAGTTAGGAACGCTTTTTAAAATTGGCACGTTATGTCTCCATCTTCTCAACTTGTATCCACGCGCCGTTCAAGGCTGCAGGACAAGGAGCAGTCCAAGACAATTCAAACACACGATCTCTCGCAAATCCCAGTCTGCTCCAAGAGGGAACTGCACGATATTCGCCGGATTTACCTAATGATTGTTGCAAGCCATTTCCAAAACTCACCCCGCGATCATTACTCCAGCAAAGGGTGATTTGTGGGTCTTCGGAAGGATCAAGGTCTGTGCCGACCTCGATGTCAGCCATAAAGTTTGTATAGCTTACGCGATCTCCATCAGACACAAGATGTGGAAAGGAGCGAAGACGTAAAATCGGATTTCCGTTGTCTGTGTAATTGTTGAGGTCAAAAGCGTAGAGTTTGCCGTTTTGCCAATCGCCAACAATTGTGCGGTTATAGGCATGGGCTACGCAGTTCGCACGATGTCTTACAAGGTTTCCGTTTTCATCTAAATACCCGCGCTCATGCCAGAGTTGGGTTGACAGATCATAACACCACGTCGCGTTTGCAGATGGAAAGCTCAACATATAGAAAATATGAGAACCTTGCTGATAGCAAAATCCAATCGCGTCAGAAATCTTATCATATTTTCCGATAGCATCTGCAATGGCGGGGGTGGAAATAATATCAGCCTTGTAGGCCGTGCCTTGCATGATTAAGGCTTGACCGTTGTTATCTTCGGAAAGGAAGAAAATGTTGAGGCCCCACTTCGCCAGCGAACGCAAAGCCGCGATCCCGTGCTGTAAGAACACACCGGGAATGGGCTGGAACGGAAACGGATATGATCCAACATTCGTCCAGACTTCCGTTGTGCGTCTTCCAAAACTCCACATTTCCTTATGCACAACATCAATGATCTGGAGTTGATCCGCATCGCCTGTCATCGTGGCAACGCCGAGATTTGGGTAAGTCGTGGCGTTTGAGTCGCTCGATTGAATGTTGGCGTTTTGAGTTGACGAGACTAAGAACGTATCAATGTAGCGAATTTGATTTCCGCCAACAAAATTGGTCGGATTAAAAACATTGAACTCCAGCGATGTAAGATCAACACTCCATCCTTGCGTCGATCCATCTAAAATAATAAGCGTGAACTTATTATCATACATGCTTACAAGACCAGATTGAGAAGTGATGCTGCCTAATTGTTGCAGCACAAAGTTATCAGGCACGTAGTAAACAATGTTCCCAATGACCGCAAAAAGCAGCCCGTTGGACGCTGTGTAAAGCTGACGCACCTCGGCCACAATTCCTTGCGCGAGAAGCGTCAGCCCCGGAGTGCAGTAGTGCGTGTAAGGAACTTCAGCATCCTTCGTGTTCTGTTCTGGATACAGATTGATGCACCTCTGCGCGTTCGCTATTACCGAGCGCGCTTCATAAGCACCTTGAACAAGTTGGATCTGAGCCACTTCACTACATCCCTTACGTAGCAGACATTACGTTAGCAATCCATACGTTGTTCGTCACAGCGATAAAAAGCACACGTTTAGCTGCAGCATAAGAAACACCTGTCGCACCAGCTGTGCCGTTGATCGTGTCAGAACCCTGCGCAAAAACCTGCACAGCGTCTGCGCTATCTGCGTTCAGCAAGTAGACGATGGTGCCTGCAACTGCGCTTGGAAGCACAACGCTGTCAGCAGCCGTGCCCACAACCGTGACAACATTCACGCCGTTGACAAGAACTGGAGTAGAAGAAGAAAGGCCACCGCCAGCAAGGGCTGTGATGCCGTAGTTTGTCTGCCACTGTGGAGTAGCAAGCAGCCCTTCAAGAACATATCCGTCTTGAAGCGCGTAACCATTGGGGAGACGATCAGGTATAGCCATTTGAGTTACCTCGTTTGGTCGCTGTAGATGTTGTAGACACTCGGACGGACCAGATTATCCGGCATCACAAGGCTAGGTATTTGTGCATTCGCAGAACGGATCGTCTGGAGCGCATCTGCCGCCAGCCCTTCATATGTCGGATCTGGTGGAAGTCGGTATGCAGCGCGGGTGCGAACTACAAGATTGTAGTGGATTGCTGCAAGGTATTCGGGCGGAAATATGAAAGGGCTTGTTAGATTGTTGAACTCCGTCAACACATCTTTGAGCAAGATATGGACTTCGTAAAGGTTTGCTTGTGGGATCGGCCAAGGATAAATGCGCCCTAAAGGCCATGCGGAGTCATAAAATATGCACTGCGAGAATGACACTAATTGCTTGAGCGTAATCCTCGCATAATCCTCCATCGAAAAAAGGATCTGGAGTGGGTAATCCACCGCCTGTGTGCCGCTTCCGCCCGGAAGCATTCTGAAAAATGCGCTTTCAATTTTGTCCGGGCGCGCTGCCACATTGATGTCACCGCCGGGACCGACCGTATAGCTTTGGGCCCCAGTTGACACCACACTTTTATCCACAAGGTGCCAGACCAACCAGCGTTTCATCCGCCACTGAGCGATCATCATATTCAATCGCGTCAAGGCATCATTGACATCTTCAGCAAGAAGCGACTGACCAACACCCAGAACACCAGCGTCTTTATACGCAAGATTGATAATATCAAGCGCCGTAAATGTCGCCCCGCCGAAAGGGGTCGGGTAGATCGGGTCAACAGGCTGGACAGAGCAAGAGGCATTGCCGCCGGGGAGAGTGTCGGCAAGGGCAAAAAGTGAAACCAACTGAGCATCAGTCCAGCCAAAAGTCGTCTGGGCTAAAAGCGCCAATTGATCTGTGATTGAAATACAAACCGCAGAATTAAACTGTATCCATAGAGTGTCGTTTTTGTTCGCAGTAACAGCCTGCGAAAGCAATTCAACATTTGCCTGTATGGCAATGGCCGCAAAGAACTGCTGCCTTGAAACCGTAGCCACAGTTGCTGGCGTAACTGCCGCCCCGCAAGCCACATCTCCACCCGGAAGTGTCGCGGCGAGGGTGAAAAGCGAGTCAAGTTGGAGCTGCGTCCAGTTGAACGTAGTTCGAACTAAAAGAGCAATGTCATCTGTGGACGAAATGCACGTCGCGGAATTGTATTGATCCCACGCAGTTGTATTTTTATCCGCAGAAACAGCCTGCGAAAATGTTTCCAAATTCGCCATATCCGCTATTGCGGAGAAGAATTGCTCGCGTGAGACGGTTGCGGTCATTAGTGGTTTGTCCAGTTTGAGCCGTTACAAAATACTGGAATAACAGTAGAGCCACCCGCAGTATAATTTGAATTATAGACCGGGGCAGCAGCTGAGTCCGTGACGTAAACCATTGCACCTTTTAGCCCTGCAACGCAGGCGGGGATAGTTGATGTTGTGAAAGAGCCTAAAGTCAAGGTGACTCCAGTGCTGGACACAAATCCCATTGGAAGCCAATTGCCGTTGACATTAACTGCAAAGGGATAAGGTGATGAAGTAGGATCAAGACCCCAAGTCATTTGATTGTATGTGACAGCACAGGCACCATTGACCCACAACATTGCCACCAGCAAAGTTAAAAAGTGTTTGATGCCTGCGGTCATTTTTAAGCGTCCTTTTTCAAAGAAGGCACAGGAGTATTTGATGAAGGTTTAGGCTTTGCAGACTCAACAAGTTCCTTCTGTGCCTTCAACTCTGCAAGCTGCGTTTTCGCAAGTTCTAATTCTACAGCCTTGCGCTCCAACTCAGCCTGTAATTCATCTTCACGGGTCTTAAAGGCCCCCGGACCGCCTTTGGTGATGAAGTCGATTTCTTCTTTTGCATCTCCGACCAAAATCGGATCAGTTTTATTTTCATCTCGATACCCGACAACCTTCGGATATTCTTGAAATTTATATTCTGGAAATTCCATACTCTCATACACACCGAGATAAGGTTTAACTTTAGCCATTTACTTGCTCCTTACGAGTGAAGGGAGAGGGCAAAGTGCCCTCTCCTTTTAGTGATTAGATGATGTCTGCGACAACAACCGCCCACTCAGGACGCACCCAGACATAACCATAAAGCACGTCCAGACGGGTGATGAACTGGTCCGACTTAATATCAAAACCTGTCACCATACGCATTGACACGCCGTCCATACGCTCTCTTGCCGTTTCCTGCATGTTCTTTGGCAGTTCAAGATCGGCTGTTGCCATTGTAACAGCATCTGGAATGAACGCTAAGTTCTTGCGGTAAACGCTGCTTGCCAACGTCAGGGTCACAATCGCTGCACCGTTAGCAGGAGAAGCCGTAACCGTCTGATACTGCACAGGTGAACCGCCAGATGGTGGAACAATTGCAGGATAGATGGAGATGCTTGTCGCGCCCGCAGCAGCTGCTGCCGTTACAACGAACTGCTGCAACGAACCAACTGATACTTTGGTGATGCGGTTGACGGCGTTTACGCCAGCAAACGTGATGATGTCGCCTTGTGCAAGCGGGCCACCAAGAGCGTTTGTGGTGATGGTCGTGCCGGTCTGGTTTGCACCAGAAACCGTCATCGTGCCCGTGTATGCGCCGGTCGTGTGTTTGATAACCGTCTGGTCTTCGAACCAGTCGAAGCCAATCGCGTTATAAACTTCACCCTTGCGATACTGCTCAGAGATTTCCGTAGCTGGGTTCAACAGGCCAGAAAGGTTCTGGACCGTGCGAGCCATCGTGACAGGATCGAGGATGAACTTGCGGGAGTCCGTAGGCGCAGAGCGTAAGCTCAAGAGTGCTTTTGCATTCAAGAACGTCTCAAGCGTCGGCTTCAACAAGTTACCAGCAGCGTCAAAGTTACCAACAAGGTTGGAAACGCCGCCTTCAACACCTGACATCACGTCTGCAGCAACAGCGCCGACGAGGTTGTTTACAGCTGGCGCAAGAATTCGCTTGGAATAGTCGTCCAAGCTCATCGTGCGTTCAACGCTGTTAAATGACACGTCAACGCCTTTTTGGGTGGCGAGGGTCAGCGTGGTGCTGGTTTCCGCCGTATCTTGGATCTGCGCTACAGGGCCATTTCTAACCGTGTAATCGTTAGGCAGACGGATGCGGAGGCTCTGACCGATTTTCGCGCCGGTCACAGCAAACTGGTCATCATACTGCGTATCGATGTGCTGCAGGAAGGAGTTGGTGTTTACCCAGAGGCGCACGGCCTCACGGGTAATCATGTTAATTGTTAAAATTGTATTTGACATCTCTAAGTCCTCTGGGTTACGCGCTCACGGCGCAGTGGTATTGTCAAAATACAAAGGGAGTCCTTTGTTCATCTGACGGAGCCTGCGACCGTCTCTTGACAGGCAACCCAGATCGCTTACCCTGCGATCAGCAAGGGGAGGACGTTGAAGGTGTCCTCGCCTACCTTTTGCGACGAGCCATAGCTTGCTCATTGCGAAGTCTTGCCCATTCTTCCATTGAAATGTTCGGGTCGTCAAGTGTCGCCGGGGCACTTCCAATCCCTTGAACCTTCGGAGAAATCGGGGGTGGAGCGGATGTCACTCTTTTCGGTGCGGTGACTGCTGATGCGAGTTTAGCAACTGCCACAGCCTGTCTGGCGGTTGGCAAGAGTGCAATTCGGGCAGCTTCGTCAGGATTTTTAGCCAGATGGTAGAGGACTTCGTGTGGGTTTCCAGTTTCAATCGCTGCTTCCGTGAGCGAAGTCGGAATTCCACCAAGGATCTGAGCCATGTTGTTAAGCTGCGGAGCCCAATCGCCATATTTAGCCAGCCCTTCATTCCAGATTTTATCAGTCGTAGATTTCCACTCATTCTGCTTTGCCAGTTCTTGCGCCTGACGATAAATTTCCATCTGGACTTGGCGGGGGTCAACACCACCAGCAGGCGCTTGCTGGGCATCATATTGCGGAGCGTATTGTGGAGCCTCCATAGCTTGAAGGCGTTCTTCAAGTTCGCGCTTTTGGCGGGTCAATTGGCCGATACGATCCAGCAATCCCTGCGGCGGTTTGTTCTCAGTCTCGAGTGTGACAGGGGCCTCTGGCGGTGCTTCTTGCGGGGCTTCAACTGCGGCCTCTACAACTGGTGCCGCTACTGGCGCTTCGACAGGAGCAGCCCCCGCCTCGCCCTCGGCCTGACGGTTTATGGTGTTGTAAAATGTTTTCATGTTAGGCTCCTTTACCTTTCTTCATTTGTAAGACGCCCTCACGCCCTCGACGTAACGTCGCATCCTTGACTAAAGCATCATGGATCTCATCTTTTAACACATCATCGATGTTTGTGGTAAGCATTTGTGCAAGTGTGGCTCTTGCGGCATCCAGATAAAGAGGCCAGCAAGACGAGACATAGGTTTTAAGATCGCGGTGTTCTGCATAAAATTCGTTGCTTCTTGAGGCCCAGCTTTCGTAGACCTCCTCTGCCATCTTCTTCGCGGTTTCCGCGACCATCTTATGCGCATGTGCCCCTTTACCGGGGAGTTTAACTAACGGCTCTCTCATCTTGGCTCCATTGGTAACAATACATTTACATCCCTCTGTCCATATTGATTACGAAGCCTTATTCCCTCTGGCGACTCTTCGTAATACGCGCCTTGTGTAAAAGGATCAATCCCTTGCAGCACATTTCCTATACCATAGTTTTGAGTTCTATGAGGCTGTGCTTGCGTATATTCTAAATATGGAGAGATATGAGCTTGGTTTCGAGGATTAAAAGGCACAAATCGGCTTACATCTTGTGCAGGGGCGTCTGAAAATTGGCTTAGAGGATTTACTCCAGCTCCTCCTGTATAATAATAATCCGACGCTTTTCCTAAAAAATCTTCTCGCAAAGCATTTCTATCAGAAGGGGCAAAGAAATGCTGTGTAATATCCCCTTGATTTCCAAAATATGAACCAAGCATTGCGCGGAAAGCGGGGGGATAAAAAGAAGCTGCCCTTTCTTCTCTTGGGGAAGACATTTGATAAGCAGCATTAACCTGTGTTTGCTCTACAGGAGTATATATGTATTTTTCGCCCGGAGATCCATAATCACGTCTTGGTGGCAGCGGCACTGCATTTCCAGATTTTGGATTAAAATAGGCATCATACGCAGCGGCAGCATCTTCAGCTGTAAAATTGTCGATTTGCCGTAACAGCAAATCTTTTTCTGCTCTGTTTTCTGGAGAGTTAAAATCTACATTTGGTTGAGGGTCGTAATTAATAGAGCCCGGCATGTTACCCTCAATACGGCCAAGGATTGGTGGCGTAATATTGCTGATAATCCTTACCCCGATTTGCTTCGTCCTGACCCATCAATCTATCAATCGCTTGCGTGACGTAATAGTTTAAGTTTGGCTCAAACTGATCGCCCTGTGCGCCGGGAAGTTGCATAGGCTCCCCTGTTGCTTTCCTTTTACCCTTACTTTTCACATCCTGTCTTGGAAGAACTGGTCTTGCGGATCTTCCGGGAGCAACTGGTGCTTCTTCTGACATAGGTGGCCCGTAATTCCTTTCTTCTGGCATAGGAGGGCCATAGTTTCTTTCGTATGGAATTGGTGGACCATAGTTCCTGCCAATGTGCATAGGAGGAAGAGTAAATCTATTTCTGCGCTGCTGATCTTCAGAAAGGATAGGCATCATTCCTAATGTGCCCATGCCAGCTCCGGGAATTGCGGCCCCAACAGCCCGACTGAGCATTGAACGATCAGCCCCGCCGTAGCCCGGACGATATTCACCACCAACTTCCGGCGCACCGCCTGCCATTTCCGGCGGCAACTCACGGGCAATTGGTGAATAACCAAGGCGATCACTTCCAGCAGGACCTCTCAGCACATTCCCGGTCACATCGCGGAATTCGCCATACGCTCCGTAAGGTGCTTGGTATTCGCCACGCGCAAATGTCGGCAGGCCCCCACGAACGGCAGGAACACCGCCTTGCTGTGCCATTGGCATTGAGCCTTGACGAAGTGCAACACCCTGCCCCATTTCTTCTGGGGTGTAATCGAGTTCTACCGCCCCCGGACCTGTCCGTCTGCCAGGAACGTAAGGGCCGTATTCACCCTTACCTTGGTTCCTGTAATAAGCAGCCATTGCATTTTCATCAAAGCGTGAACGAGGCCGATCAATGAAAGGACCCGGACCTGCAGGACCTTCATAATCATAAGCCGCAGGTGCAGGGCTTGGCATCCCACGACGCTGCGCCATCACAGCATTTGCCTCAAACGCATTTCTGCTCGTAGGCAACGGGCCTTGTTCAATGGCCAAGAAATCCTCTGGTCTAAACGCTTGTGGCCTGCCCGGAGCCCTTGAGCCTGCCGCCCCTCTCCTGTAAGCCTCCATCATATTCGCATCAAACGAGCCTCTTGGGGCCGCTGCGACTGGCTCGTAGTTTAATGCAGGAGCGCCAGCGCCACCGATAGCGCGAGGACCACCAGCTGCTCCGGCTTCACGTCCTGCAATTTGTGTAAATGCCGAACGACCGGGACGCGCTGCGTAGAGCGATGCCACATCTGTCGGAAACGCTTCGGAGCCATAAAGTCGTCCTCTCGCAAATTCTTCGGGATATTGCTCACGCAACATTTGTTCGTAACCGAGAGAACCTAACTCCTCCCGTGTGGCCTGCCCGAAAGGCGCACCGCCCATCGAGTTTTCAACCATCTCTCTACCAATACCACGGATAAGGGCTTCAATCCACGCCTGCCCCGGCACCACATTGCGTTCACCCGCAGCTACCGCTTCTTCCTGTTGTGTGCGCTTTGGTGCCATCTCTTAACCCCTTCTGGTAATTCTTGCCATCGTCCCCGGCATTTCCGGGTGCGGGCCGTAAGCGTGACCATCCGGGCCTCTAAAAGCCCCTTCCGGCATTTCATGATCCTCAAGGGGAGCAAGCATTTGTTGATCGCGTTCTGCGCCGTATTCCGCCCCCGGAGTTGACCCTTGCTCCTTGTGACCTTCGTATGTATCGCTGATCGGAACGTCTTCGCTTTCCCGAACAACATCGTCTTGCAATTTTGCCAATTGTAGCGCAGAAAGCCCTTGCTTGCCAACCACATCGATACGTTTTGTAATCGCGTCGTAGACATCGACTTCGCGCTTTTCGAGACGTGCTTGCGTCTTGCCTTTTTCCTTCGCCAACTCGTCCATCGTGGCTTTGAGCGCATCCTGCAATTGCTGCACTTGCATTCCAAGCATTTGCTCGTTTTGCGTCGGACCCTGACCAAGCGCCTGCGGCGGGACCATGCGCTTCAGTCTCTCGGCTGCTTCCTCTGCCATCGGGAAGTCGCCAGCTCTAAACATGATGTCACCAATGATATTGGTGAGCGCTGGGGACTGCGTGAGGATGAGGGTTAGAGCGTTAAATGCCTCCTCACGGCGTGTCGCATATCCCGGCCCGACATCTGCCTGCACTTCATACTGCCCAATCGCTGGGTTCAAAAGTCTTGTAATGACCTCATTATTTTCATTCAATTCAAGCATGTGAGCCTGTTTGAGTTGTGGATCGAGCTTGACCTCTAAACTTTCCCCGTTTTCAGCCAAGATCATCACAATTCTATTCGTGTCGTAAAGTTTCGGCACCAGATCCAGAATGATCTTGCCCACCTGCCGGATCGCAATCGCAAGGTTATCAATGAAATGGTAAGTAGCACGATCACCTTGACGCTGACGTTCAGCAATCGCCTTTCCAGTTCGTTCATTCCCTTGTTGCCCCATTTGATTTTCGTATTGCCCGGAAACCATCTGCATTTCCATTGCAGCGACTTCCATTCCCTTCAAGGCAACAGGGGAAGGAACAGGAGGCTCAACTCTTGCCGGAGGCGGCAAAGGTTTGCCATCATCACCAACAGATTTATACGGCAAATAAGCATGGTTCTGACGGTTCGCTGTAGCCCAGTATTCTTCAAAACCCTCGACCGTTTCAACACCCACAATCCAAGGAGTCTTTGACTGCAAGGCACCATACTCAACTGCGCTCGAGGCCCAGTAGTTATACATCCTCTGTGGATCTTTCATGGCCCGTGTGTGGCCTTTACGATCCATTCTTCCTTCAATAATGATTTCTTCCCCAACCACTGGAATGATCGGGATGGTCTTTCCAATCCACTCTTTTTCCTCAGACTCAACAATATGAGTCCCGATGATAAAGTG